GGTGCGTGCGTACTGCCCGCTTGGTCCGGTTGGGCCGGCCCCGCAGTCATGGGTCTGCTCGGCCGTAGGCCAGCAGTTTGTGAGATTTTGCGAGTTTGGAATGCGAGTGCTAAGCGTACTCGCCATCCAAACGAACGTTTCCTTTGTCGCCTCGCGTACATCGCTCAGTGCGGTACGCGTGTATACCACGTCCAGCTAGCTCCCAAGGGGGCTAGCACTGGTCGCACTCTCTCTGTTATCCTTCAGTCCTTACTACCCACCGATCGCATTGGGCAAGGCGAGGTGCCGATTGGAGAAGCGTCTTCTCATTCTGTTGGCTCTAGCCCTGCGCCGGTTTACATCTCCAATCCAACACCCATTGAGGCTCTAGCAGGTGTGCGCCAGGTTCCGACCCTTCTACCTGTCACGCAGATCTCACCAGATGCCCAGGTTACTTGGGAAGCCGGCACATGGCCAGAGGAGATGAGTCCTGACATTACCACTTGGACGCAAGAAGCGGCGGGCACACGCATTTCCGTTGCCCGCGATTCAACCTTCATTTACCATTTCCCTGACACGCTCAACCGGGCCCGTGAACCCGAGCAGTTTAACGAAACACTCGTTTCAACTTGGTTCCGGAGGATCCCTGTCGATCAGCAGTCACTCGTTGCTGCTTCGTATTCACGTTCTTTTGGGCGCGAACAAGTAGACCGCACTATTCGACAAGAATTTGCGGCTATTGACCGCGTTCTTGACAACGACATGTCCCTAGATACCCTCAAAGAGGCTGACGCCTTAGAGGGTTACTCGCGTGCCATGGGCTCACGCGGTCAGCGTTTCGCTCCGAACTGGGAAGCGCAAGCTATGCCTAGATGGCAAGCAAACCGCGATTTCGCAACTCGAGCGAGAGTCGCCAGGCGATACCGAGAATTCGCCTTTCGCGCCATAAGTAAATATGTCGGCGCACAGATCTCCACTAACCTGATAGATAGCGTTCCCGGATACATGCGGCAGGTGCCTAACACCGCAACTGCCGTTGTGATAATCCACATTAACGCCGATACTATCCCCGCGGTGCCAGCTCAACCTGGCCCACCGCCTGTACCAGCTATCCCCCCCGTTTGGGGAGAGGCTGCGCTGTGGGATCCTGATGTGCTAGATGGCATACTTCAAGGCCGAAGGCAGTTCATCGATGCCGAAGGTTGGTCACGAGAGGACATTGCGGCCGTCATTGGTTGCTTAGCTCCTCAAGCCGCCGACCAGGTACCCCGCCTGGGCACTCTTGCTCCTATCCCCGGCCGTCCGCGTCCGGTCCCGGAAGGCGACATACTTGCCAACGTCATGCGCCACACTTTCGATAATGGCACCACGCACATTTACGTGCACCACGGTAACAGGCCACTTCCCACTCCTGCTGATCAGGCGTGGATCGCTGGCCATGCCTTCGATTTTCCTTCTGTTTCGGTCATGTCTCGAGTCGTTCGCTCTTATTGCCAACGACACGGATTATCGCACGTTTTTGAAGAGGCTATCGACGCCGTAATGTACCGGACCGTTGGCTTCGACGCTCCTTCCTCGCTTGCTACTGACCCGGCTAAGGTCACGGAAGACATCATTGATTGCAGTGGTCATTTCGCTCTTTACCTACCTCGCAACATGACCGGCTTTTCCTATTTTGACGTCTTCTTCTTACCTGCCGAAATTTCTGCCCGTATCGAGAATTTCCTTGCTCTTGGTCCGCACCGGCTCGCCTCCTGGGGGTCGGTGCTTACCCACTACCGTGCGGTGTCGCTTGCATGGGCCGCTAAGGCAGCGGCCGAAACCGGCAATGTTTGGGAACCTATTACGCCCAACACCCCCGAGATACTGCGCAACCACCACACGAAGTGGTTAGCCCAACCATATGACCAGCTCAACATCTGGGCTACAGTTTTTGCAAATGCCATGGGTTTGCAGTACGGCCTTGCCCCAATGTACACCACTTTCCGGACGGAAGAATGCACGGTCATAGACTGGTGGTTACGTTTTGTAGTTCCTACACTGCGTAACCACTATCTCGAACTGTGGGGTATGCGGCTTATGCCCACATACCAAGTCCTGCCTTATTACGACCCAGATGCTAACACCTCTATGGTTAGATGGGCGCCTGGCACTCCGGATCCCACCCGCTCGCTTCCCCACTTCCAAGCCAACCCGCGCGTTGCACTAGCGCGGGAGTTCGAACCTTTTCCCAATTTATCATGGCTTGGCGATGGAGGAGCGGATTACAATGCCCAGTTCTACATAGCTCAGGGCGTTACTCCCGTTGGCCCTGCTCAAGATGCCTTTCGATACGAGCAACCTGGAGGCATAATTAAAGCGCAGCTGCGCCGCTGGGCTGGCATGCACGCACATGACTTCCCTGGTGCCATCCAAAACGGAGTTGTACATACGCTTGCTCCAGCTGGATCTCACTTTTCTGACTTTTTAGCTCCTGGTTCACTCTTGCCGTACCGTCTTGTGGCACGGTCCGTCCAGAACTGGGGCGTTACCGCCACCGACGCCAACCCCTTGACGCCTCGAGAACAGGAACGGTGGTGGAACGCGAGTCGTGGAGTTGTCCACCAGTCCTTGATGGTTAACTACCGCATGCCCGATAAGGCTCATCGAGAGATCGATGAGCTTATCGACTATTCTGTAGTTATCTGGAACCAGAACAACTCCTTTGCAGGGCTTACTTTTAACGCCCTCTCCACCCTCTTAAACAAGGGTTCTTTCGACCCAGTGAATACGGTACGGCAGCAACAACCTTTCACCCTGAATTTCGACTCCCGTCCTTCTCTGTATGATAGACAACCTTCACGTATCACTGGGGTTGCACCTGCTCTTGCTCCTGAAGAAATCTTCCGGCGTGTGGCTGCCACGTATTCTAGTGGTGATGTCACTTATAACAGGAAATACCCCTTGTATGCTGACGAGGTACCCCAACCCAGCATAGGTTCCGTTTCTGCTGATTATGAAGGCATACATCACGCGCCAGGGCGAGGACCAAATGATTACGACCCCGATGCATCTCTTCGAGACGCGTTGGAGCGATTCGACCGGCCAACTCCGGAAATAGCCGAGAAGCTCGACCGCTTACGAGTCGTAGAAGAGAATCTTGCCAACGACTGGCAGGCTACCATGGCTGCGATGCAGCTCAAGAGGGCGCACCAGGCCGCCGAAGAGTCAGAAGCGAACGCCCGAGTCCGGGCTCCTTTGCCTAGGGCGTACACTCGCCCTGGTATCTTCGGGTCGCGCCGAGCGCGAGGGCCTGTTGCACCTTTTCGGAACATCACTTCCGTCACGAATTCCGGTACCATTTTCACACCGGAACAGTTTAGGGAGCTAACCTCTGCTCAGCCCAATTCAATGCTCAGAGCACCTGTCGTCTCTCAAACCATACAGTCTGGGCCCCCTCCTAGTCCACCCCCTCTGCCGGCGACCGTTGTTCCAAATGATTCGATGGCGGCGAGAGCAGGCCAGTTTGCGATTGAACGCTCTCAACTCCTAGCGCAGCTGCAATCCCTCACTACTCCTGCCAAGGACAGGCCATATCGCAAACCGGACTATCGACCTAACCAGAGTGATTTTGCAGCTGCTTTACAGCGAGCGAGGGTAGAAAGCCTCGCCCGCGCAGCTGCTGCGAAAGATAATGCTAATAAGCCCAAACCTGTGGTCAAACTTCCACCGCCTCCCCCCCCTCCCCTCCCTCCACAGATAGAGACACCGGTTCAACCCGACTTATCCGATGAACCAGCGTCTGACCCTAGCGTTAGACAAGTACGGTTCGATTTGCCTGATCCTGTCTCACTGCCACTCCCAGAACCTACTGAAGACGAATTACTGCGCTTAGCGCGCTCCACAAATCTGCAAGATCCTCACGGGATACGTAAGCTAGCCGCTGCCATTCCTCCTGGTATGATACCTTTCGCTGATATCTCTGCGGCCCCGAACATGGAAGCCGCCAGAAATGTTTTCGCTCGGCATATAGCAGAGCAGGCACAGAAGGTTATCCCCGGGGTGTGCACGCCAAAAAACTGATTTGGAATTCCTGTTATCTAATTTCTGCTACCCAGAAATTCCAAAAAATACTCGTACTGTTTCACCACGCTTCTAGAGATAACCCAAATCTAGCTGCAATTTGCAGACAGTTCTTCGAAAGAGTAGTAGTATACATTTATAAAATGAGCGGTATTGATTCCCAAAGAGAGGATTTCATCTCTTCACTGTTTGTGGATTTCGAGTCTGCAACGATGGGCGAATGCCTTGATGAGCCACCCCACTCTACTGCTGATGCTTTAGTTCATTTCTTTTTCCTTGAACCTGTACCAACATCAGTTTGGACTCAACTTCCTATATGTTTGCATGGTTCTTACGAAGATGAGTTTGCCTCCGGGCTTCCGTCTTTAACTCGTGCTGCCCACGGAATCCTCCTCAATAGTCAGCAGAAGAGCATCGCTTCATCTGCTTTTACTTTCTTTCCGAATTACGACAGGGATACAGATTCTTGTGCCACTCGCCTCCTCCGGGTGCTTGGTTATTTGTCACTTCCACTTGAACGTTTTTCAGATATCAGCAAGGTAGGTATGTGGCCTGATAAACTTGCCACGTTCGTCTCTCGCGCTTACCTTCCTGGTCTCGTGTATGATAACGTCTCTTTCAAGGGTCACACGATGCTTGACTGTGCACCTGGGGGGGCTGTGTCTAAATCACTGCCTGAGTATCTATGCACATTAGGCCCACTTACCTTTTTGGCAATTCTTGAATTATCCGATCATGTTTGCTTCGTGGTAAAGCGTACCCTCCTTGATCGAATTAACCAAATATATAGTTATGACGATGACGCCCTCGTCACGCGTATTGGGTTTAGTCGGTATTTGGACGAACTTGAGCTTCTGTATCCCAACAATTCGGGTCGGGCCGGTGCAAAAGTTTTTGTGTCTATGCGATCACTTGAAGTCTTGTATCCGGTTGCACCCATCCAATTATATATTTTGAAAGCTCTACGAACCTTTAAGGAGAAAGCAGAGCGTACCAGTTTAAATAACGATGTAGAGTCCACCTTCGCCAAGGCGGCGTTCTTACTATTCTACCTAACCGAAGAAGGTCCTGATATAGTAACATGGCTAGGTGACGTGTTGAACAACCAGAGCACGCCGACTGAGACCAACAAGCTAGCCAAATATTTCAAGACATGTCATGCTCAGATGCGCCTTGCCAACACATTACCTAACCGTTGGCTATTTCATACATCTCTCGATGCTAGACGGAGAATGGCTCGTCTTTCATATGGTTTGGATACCATTATTGGTCGGAGCGAACTGTTGAAGCTGGATTTTCCGGCCGAACAACTTATGCGAATGCATGATCCATTTCGCCGCGCAAGCCCGTACCTAGTGGCCCTGCCTAACGGTTTTTGCGCACTAGGTTATTCGAGCGCATTATACCACGATGAGGTTAAGCGTGCCTGTATAAAGATGGCTTCGACACTGCTTAAGGAGAAAATACCGACTGAAACCTTTAAAAATTATTTTCAGCGTAGATTCTTTTGGGCCGCCAGTGGGGGGGCACCTGGAGCTAAGGTTACTTGGGCTGATTCTGGTGAACAGTTGCGCTTAAGTAAGAGGGGGGCTATGTTAGCTGTCCAGTTCGGTAAAATGACCAAAATCCTCGAAAAAACTGCGACTGCCCTTACTAATCCCGCAGTTTCATGGTCTGTTAAAGCCTTAAAGTACGAATCCGGTAAGCTGAGGGCCATTCTAAACACCATCCTAGAGCATTATTTCATCCAGGGTTATATAACTGAACATGTCGATAGTTATAAGAGGTCCGATGGTTGGTACAGCGCAGGGCATTCTCTGTCTGCCCGATTGGCCAATTCTTTACGTAGGCTCGTGGACCTACACAACCACTGTGCTGTCATGTTCGATTTTTCTGATTTTAACATTAATCATACTTTCCTCTTGATGGCTGAGGAAGTGCTTGCTAAGGTTGACTTGCTCATTGCAAGGGCGGACACCACTCACAGTTCTGAGGGGCAGCGTTACCAAATTGAATCTGACTTACGTCGTGCTGCCCTCTTCGTGGTTACGGCTAGGTATAACACCTGGGTGAGCGACCACGATACTGGTTTAACAGTACGTACTAGACGTAGCTTGCAATCTGGTGAGCGTGACACCAGCAGAGTTAATACTGATAGTAATGAGGTAGCTGACATCATGGGGCGTGCCGCTGCCGTTCGCCTCATCGGCGCTGATCCTTCACCTAAAGTCGCTGATAAGACGGGCGACGACGTGTTCAAGTTAGCATATACCATAACTGGCGCTGTGCTCATAGTCGCCATCTATAATCTAATAGGTCAAGCCGGGCAACCTTATAAGATCAAAATTGAGTATAACGACCCCGCGCCTGCTGATGGAGAGTACCTTCGGCTGGACTATAATGCGAGCGCTAGAACGATCGCCGGCTACCCGATTCGTGCTATGATGGGACTTATCCATGGTGAGTTCTTTTCAGACCCCATCCCGCAACCTTTAGAGCGGGCTGCTGCGTTTTTACGTCAGGCCGCCAAGCTGAAGCGGCGGGGTTGGACGATACCCGAACGCTTTCTCCGTCGTATTATAAATGATAATGCACGTCTTGTATACACCGTCGATGGGAACAAAAAGATATTTTCCCCAAACTTAGAGATTGTTCAGTTGCCCGCCTGCCTCGGTGGAGTAGGGACCCAAGCTGACGCCAAGGGCCCTCTCACCCATGGTGCTGGACTCGTGCAATTAGTAGGCCTAAATGGTACTCGTCGAAAAGCGGTATGTATACCCTCAGGTGAAGGGCGAGCCCTACTTGCACTGCAGTACCCAACTCTCTTTGTTAACCATACCGAGCTAGTTATCCAACATGAGCTGCATCGTTTGCGAGAGGAGGCAACACGTACGGGTAGTTGGGATGCTTTCAATTCTCATCTTGTCACCAGAGCTAACCTTTGGCACGGATCGTCCGCACTTGATCAGCGCTGCCTGCTTACCTGGTCCCCGACCAGTATACCTCAAGATTTCGCTTTTATTTCGTTGCTTTTAAAGGAACCTCCTGGATTGCGGGCTAACCTTGCTCGCCGCCGGGAAATCCTAGCCAATTCATCTCCCGATACCGTCATATACTTTAAAACTCGTCATCAGCGCAATGCAGCAGCTATCGCTTACGCTGCGCCCTTCGAGACTGCCGTTTTACTCAAGTACAGAATTAATCTAGGTGG